AAAACCAAATTTTCAACGTAATTTACAATTTCCAATCTAGAAAAAGACCGGGCGGCTATATGGAAACAAAAGCCACACACAAAATAATGCGATTTTTTGAACTAAGTTGGAATTTCGGGGGTAAAAATGGTGAGGTGGCAAAATTCGACGACTAGAATAATTTTGGAAAAAATTTTTCGATTAGACCCTCTCTAGAGCACCGAGTATTATTTAGAAAATAGATTTAATATTCTATGTTATTCAAGAGCAACGAGCATTAGTGTTTTTTTTCGTCCTTCGGACTGTTAAAGTTACTCTGTTTTGCTTCCTTGGGTCAAGGTTTTTTTATATTTTTTTATTTGTAGCGATGTTTAGAGCATTAGAAACTAGAACATTGTGACGTCGTGCGGTTTTTTTAATTAAATTACCTTTTTTATTTGACTTGTGTAGGAATATTTATCTAATTTGCATACACAATTAATAATAACGGGAGTATTATGAGTAAAAAAGAACAGAAAAAAGCAATGGAATTGACTATTGGAGGTCACCATTACAAGATAGTGGAATTACCACTTACACATGAAGATGAAAGTAAAGAACTATATGGAAGACATATGGTAAAAGACAATATCATACTTATTAATAGCGAGATACACGAATCAAGAAAGCAAGAAACGTTAATACATGAGATATTACACGCTATATTCTACAATTATGGGCTAGAACACAAAGAAGGCTTAATTGACGCTATATCAAACGGATTATTTCAACTAGGAGTAGGAGGCTTTCTATGGAAGACATCAAAAAAGCAATCTTAAAAGCAAAAGAACAAGGTAATACTGCATTAGTGCAACGATTACAGCAAGAACTAGACGAATTAGAAAAGATACGTCAAAATCTTAATTGGGATAAATTAATACGTGAATTAGAAAATGTAAAAGATGCGGAGGATTTTCCAGATGAACAATAAAACTAGTACATCAGAAGACGTTTTTTCATACATAAAAGATAACTACCCTTCTACGGAAAAAGAATTTCAGACTCTTTTAAATGAAATGTACTTAACATTTTGTAAGAAACAGTTTGATTATGGTCCTGGCAATATTGCTATGGGTACCACGTTGAAAAACGAAAAAGAAGTCAATACAGCCTTATTTGGTATAATTGTAAGGCTAAATGACAAGATAAACAGACTAGTCAATCTTTCTACTAATCACGACTTTGAGGCTAAGAATGAGCCTGTAGAAGACGCATTTTTAGATATAGCTATATATTCAGTTATGGCATTGATAGTCAAAAACCAGAAATGGGGCAAATAATGGCGAAAGCTAAATTATGGACAGATGAAGAAGTAGTAATATTACATCAGTATGAAAAAACAAATAAATCTGCTTTTCAACTGTACCAGGAAATTAGGATAGCTGGATACGATAGAACGTATAAAGCAGTAACTAGAAAAATAGAATCTTTAGGGTTTAGAAAGCCTAAGAGATATAAAACTGGTCATGAACTAAGTATAGGATATCTAGACATAGAATCTACTGGTTTTAGTGCTAATATTGACTTAATGCTTTCTTGGTGTATCAAAGGCAGAGGAGTTAAGAAGGTTGCTGGAGATGTTATCGAAAGAGAAGAGATTATGTCTAACAAGCAAGATAAAAGAATAACACAGTCTTTAGTTGATGAAATGAATAAATATGATGTTATATTTACTTATTACGGAACTAGGTTTGATATTCCTTTTATTAGAACAAGAGCTTTATATCATGGAATAGATTTTCCAATGTATAGACAAAAGTCACATAAAGACTTATATTATGTGGTAAGGTCTAAATTAAAGCTACATCGTTCATCTTTAATGGCAGCAACAGAGTTTTTCGGTATTGATGGTAAAACTAGAATTAAACCAGAATATTGGCAAAAAGCTCGTTGGGGCGATAAAAAGTCTTTAAAATATGTATACGAACACAATATTGCGGACGTTGAAATATTAGAAGACTTGCATAGAAAACTAGAAGAACACGCACCACCTATGGTGAGACCATTATAAGGAGAGACTATGGTAGATAAAAAAGAAGAAAAGCTAGTAATCATGAATGATGGCAAAGAAATTGAGTTTGTTATGTCTGACTTATCAGATGAAGCTAAAGCTCAGTATACTAGAGCCAATGAACTTGCTGGTCAATTGATGCAAATAGACCGACAAGCTAATGAGTTAAGATTCCTAGCAAATAACTATATTCGCTTTGTTATCGACGAACTTGAAAAAGAAGTTGACGAAAAAGAAGAAAAATAGTTAAATTATGAAAGAACGCAAAGTAAAGGGTGTGACACACCTGCTTTTTGAAAGTCAAGAAGAGTTTAGGGAATATCATTCAGATATATCTCTATCAACTGATTGGAGACATTCAAACAAGGGAGATTGGATATTGACTGACGATGGTCAGGTATGTCAAGTGTTACACCTAGGCGTATTAAAAAAACATGACAGAAAGAAAGAAACTACCTTTATAAGAACAATAATGGGTTCTTACATATGTAGTCCTAAAGTAGTTATAACAGGTGACATGAAAACAAACATGCACACTTTTTCTACTGCAGGTGAATCTCCTTCTGTTAGAAAGAAAAATAGAAAAAACGCTACTGATAAAGAGTTTTTGTTTGGCAAGTACGTTGCAAAAGGAGATGATGTGGTCGAAGCATATATGAAAGCATTTCCTAGTAAAAATGAAAACTACGCTAAATCACAAGCAAAATTATTGTTAAAAACAGACAGGGTGAAAAACTTGATTAGAGAAGAAATAGATAAATACTTGAATGAAGCGGAAATTACTCCGAACTATCTTTTGGAAGAAATGAGAGACATTATAGATAAAGGTGGCTCTTCAGATAGAGATAAGATTACAGCGATAACAACATTAATGAAAATATCTGGAATGATGGATACAGAGAAGACTACAGAGTCTTTAACATTATTTCAAGGTTTTACAAAGGAGCAATTAAATGCAATTCAAGGGTCCGAACACAAAAAACTGGCGGAAGTTAAGAAAGATAGCGAAAAGTAATCGTTGTTTAATTTGCCACTATCCCTTAAAGAAAACAGCAGTATTCTTATGGAGTGCTAAGAAAAAAGACACTACGCATATAAAATGCTTTAACTGTTTAACAGTATATAATAAATCATTTGGAATTACCGACGTAGGTATACCAAGAGAGGTAGGTGAATCATGAGATTAGCTGTATATGGAACTCTTAGAAGAGGATTTGAAGAAACTGGAAAAATAGAAGATTTCAGTTTAGTATTTCCTGGTCACAAGCATTTTCCAGCTTTAATTAAAAATAAAAAAGGAAAAGGAGCTGTAGTAGAGGTTCTAGATGTAAATAAAGAAGAACTAAGTATGTATGATATGTACGAATCTGTAAAAGACGGTCTTTATATAAGGACTACAGTAGATGTTATAATGGATGATACAGATGAAAAAGAAAAGTGTTGGGTCTATGTAGCTGGACCATTGCTTTGGCAAAACTCTAGTATGTTTACAGAAGTACCAGACGGAGATTGGCTTTCACCTAAAACATTAGTAATGATGGATAGAGTTTATGAAAAAGAATACCAAGAAGCCAGATAATTTTAATATCATACCTCCTGACCTATCTCAGAAGGAAAGAGCGCTAGAGCTTGCAAAGAAAGACATAGTTACTTTCGGACAAATGTTTTTACCAGAAGACTTTATGAAATCAACTCCTTCTCCTTACCAGTATGAATTAAGTGATATATTACTAGGAGATGAAAAGCGTGTTTGTATCATACTTCCTAGAGGACATGCAAAGTCTACTTTAGCTAAGACTGCTTTATTGCATCAACTATACTTTGCTCCTCCAGAAAAGAAACAATTTATAGCGTGGGTATCAGAAGAACAATCTCAGGCGATAGACCATATTAAATATATACAAAATCACATTGATGTAAATCCTGCATTACAATACTACTTTGGAGACTTAAAAGGAAGTAAGTGGACAGAAAAAGAATTTACCACCGCTAGAGGAGATAGAATCATAGCAAAAGGTACAAGTCAAAGATTACGTGGTCGTTCACAGTTAGGACTGCGTTATACAAACATAATTCTTGACGACTTCGAGTCAGAATTAAACACGAAAACACCAGATAGAAGGAGAGAGATAAAAGAATGGGTAATGTCTACAGTAGAACCCGCACTAGAAAACTCCAAAGAAAACGAAGGGTCAATATGGCTTATTGGTACAATAGTCCACTACGACTCTTTTCTTCAAGGCGTATATGATGGATGGCTAGATGCTGAAAAACAAGGAAGAAAGTCTGCTTGGCAAGTATTGTACAAGAAAGCTATAGTAGACGATGTTCCTTTATGGCCTAGTTATTTTACAAAAGAAAAACTTATGGACATAAGAAGAAGGTTCACAGAAATGGGATTAGTACATAAGTTTGCTCAAGAATACCTGAATGAAGCAAGAGATTTAGAAAGTGCTAAATTTCATATAGATAGACTAAACTATTATCAAGGAGAGCTGGTTAGTAAAAACGGATTTAACTATATGATGGTTGATGAGTCTGCTATTCCTGTTAATGTATACATGGGAGTTGACTTAGCTTACGAGTCAAATGCCAGAAGCGATTATCAGGTTATAATGACTATTGCTATGGATAGAGATAGGAATGTATATGTTGTTGATTACTACAGAGAACATTCTCCTTTGTATAATATGCCTAAAACAATTGTTGATATGGCAAGAAGATACCATCCAGTAAGAAGAGTTAACGTTGAGAAGGTTGGAGCTCAAGGGCTGGTAAAAGATTATGTAAATCAACTGGCTGGTAAAGATAGAAAACTAGCTCCTGGATTATCTCAAGGAATAAGACCTCCTCATGGAATTAAAAAAGAAGATAGATTAGAAGCTCTTTTATGTCCTATAGTAAATAGAAGAAAGTTGTTTATAAAGAAAGAACATGCAAACCTTGTAGATGAGATGTTTGAATTTCCAAAAGGTAGAAATGATGACCTTCTTGACGGTCTTTGGTATGCAGTTACAACAGCTAAGCCTCCTAAAAGTGGAGCAATAGACTCTGATAAATTAGAAGACAAGATAACTAAATTAGAAGAAAGTCGTACTAAAAGAGTCGTTAATTGGGTTACTGGACAGAAAATATAAAATTTTTCTTGACTTTAGTAGACAAAAATCTTTATTTTTAGACTAAAAACTAATTGGGAGTATATGGCTAATTACGACGAAAATAAATCAAAGCCGCAAATCACAAAAGAATTATTTAGGCGATGGAGAGATGCAAGGCAACAATGGGATGCCGAAGCTAGAAATGCAGTAGACTTTACTTTAGGTAATCATTACACTAAAGATGAATCAGATGCTTTACAATCTGTAGGGCAAGCTGACTTTGTTATAGATAGAGTATATGCTGCTGTAGATAAATTAAAATCATTGCTTACAGCTAGACCTGCTAGGTTTTCTGCTATTGCTAGAGAAGATTCTGATAGCAAACTTTCTAATGTATGGAAAACAATACTTGAATACGTTTGGGATATTTCAAACGGAGATTCTACTTTTAAGCAAGTTGTTCACGATTATGCTGTTACTGGACTAGGATATATGTATGTATATGTCGACCCTGAATCCGATTATGGAAGGGGCGAAGTCAAATATACGCACGTAGACCCTTTTAGGGTATATGTAGACCCAGCGTCAAGAGATAGATTTTTTAATGACGCATCTGGAATTATATTGTCTACTTTTTTAACCAAACAGCAAGTTTTAGACCTTTATCCTCAACTGGATGAAATGATTGACAATATAGAAGTTGGAGTTAATTCCTTATATGGAGAAGATTATCCAACATCTACTTTAAAAAACAGTAACAATGTTTTAACTCCAGCTGAAGCAAAAGACCTTGATTATAATGTAAATCAAAAATATCAAATACTTGATAGGTTTTATAAAGTAAAAGTTCCTTATTATAGACTATTTAATACCGTGTCTGGTCAAGAAAAAATTATTGACCCAGAAGTATATGCAGAAATACTTCAAGAAGAAGAAAATGTAAAAGCTTTAGAAAGCGGTGCTATACAAGTAGAAGAAATACAACAAACAAGAATTGCTCAATGCAGTAGCATTGGAGATACTTTACTTTATGAGCGTATTCTTAACACTGATATATATCCAATT